TCAGTGGTCTCAATAAATTGTCCACCTGATTGAACGTACTTTTTGTGAACCCATGCAGATGCGCCAGGGTTTGGATAGTTAGAGTATTTTGCACGAGCCTGAGCCACGATCATGGCATACAACTTTGGATTAGTTGGTTTTCTCATTTTATCTCCTCCCTGGATAATCCGATAGCCCCCACACTAGTGTAGGGGCGTATCGAGTGTCTTATTAAATTAGTCGTTTACTACGGTTGCTGATTGACGTTGTGTACGTCCACCAGAGCGAGCAACTGTCTCAATCTTAGCGGCTGAGTAGTCGTTCATTGTTCCGTGTGCAAACTCACCAAGGAATGTTGGTGCTTCTACCCATGATGCTGAACCAACGTGAGCACGCTCTGCAAGAGTTTCTGCAGCAGTCTTCTCGAATACGTTAGCGTTGCGGTTTGGACGACCTGCAGCAGGGACAAGACCTTGGGTCATGCCCTTCTGGAAATCTGTTGGGACGTCAGTATCAGTTGCGATACCTTCTTCAAAACGAAGTGGTCCACGACGGGTTGCATTATCTGCACCCTTTACTTCATACACATTAGGCGCACGCTCTGGGAAGCGTGGTGCTGGTGAAATTGTCATTCTTACTCCTTAAGGATTGTTGATAGGAAAGGCCTTTTTCCTTGGTAATAGTTTCCACCCTTTTGGGCAGATTGTGTTGTTAAAAGAAGGGATTACTAGAAGCCACTACTTCTGGCATTACTAGGTTCTGGGTAAGGCTACAAGCAATAGAAAGTGAATCTACAAAATCATCATGAGCATAGGTTTCTTCAGGAGCCGCTACAAGGAAATTTGGTCCTTTAAATGTAACTTCGGCATCAACCATTTGTTGATAAAACCTTTTGAAAGTACGAAGGCGCCGAGTTTTTGCATGGGCAGGCCAACTAATCATTTTGCGTTGAATAAGGGCTTGTAGGTGCTTCCATCTCTTAGATTGCTCTGATGGGCTAGAAGTAATTGAACTTACTTCAGCACGTGGCAAGAGAAGTTTTAATCTTTGCGCTACAGCATCGCCCACACCGTTAGCGTCTACGCCTACGGCAAGGACATCATAATTTTCTAAGAAGTTAACAATTTGGAAGTACTGCTCTTCCCAATCGTCTCCTTGAATTTCTAGCCAATTCAAGACACGGTGGTCAAAATACCCAAACTCATCTGGTCTATCCCAGTCTACCCACACAACAGTTACCACTGTTGAGTCAGTTTTACGTGCTGGGTCAACGCCAACTACTACTGGAGTTTTATGCCAGGCTTTAACAATCTCTTGAGAGGTATCTCCAAGTTCATCCATGATTGTTGAAGTAACAAACATTCCACGTTCCAACAACCACTTACAGTTATACGACATCTGGAACTCGTCAGAATCTTCACCAATACGAAGCATCTCTTTACGTATGAACTTTTCGTAATTTGCTTGAACTTTTGCTACATCTTTCCAATCCCATTGAAAATGGTTTTGACGTGCACCACGTGCAGTTTGGCGTCTACGGTTAAGTTGGATACTTCTATAGAAGTTATTCTTACTGGTTGTAGGAGTACCTGTTTTAACCATTGTTCCAGCATAATAAGCAAGCATAGGTGAGATTGACTTAGACACAACAAAGTCATCTGCTTCTTGACACTCATCAATAACAACAACATGGAAAGACTTAGACTCAATTTTTGCACGAGGGTTTGCAGTCATCATCGTAATAGTAGAACCAGATTTCTTAAGTTTAATTTGACGAGTAACTCCACCTACACGTGCAGCGCTATCGTCAATTTCTGGGTCATCCATAATCTCAATAGCACGCTCAGATGTAAGACGTGTGACGGTACGTCCAAATAAAGTTTCAGCCTGTCCTTCTGTTGGGGCAAACAAACCAACCCATAAACCATCTTTAAATTTTCCAAGAAGGTCTGGGTATAACTTAGCAAGCCGAGGTAAAAGAACCATCAATGTCGCTACTGTATCTGCCACTGTTTCAGATTTACCTGATTGACGGGAAGCAAGGGCTGTAATTTCTTCACCATCGTTAATGACGACAGACTCAATAATGCGACGTGCTAAAGGTTTTTGATAAGGGTGCAAGTCATGACCAACTAGGACTACAAGAAAGTCCATAATCTTATCTATAAGTTTATTTACAAAATCTTGAGAAAGTTCATCCAGGTCATTGATAACCTCTTCTTCAACAGGTGTCTCATCTTGAAGATAAAATTCGGGGTTTATCTCTTCAAATTTTTCTTCGTTATAGTTTTCCATAATTCCCTATCTAAATAGCGAGACCCACCGAAGTGGGTCCGCCAGACCTGGAGAGAGGTGAAGCAAAAGAAATCATAGCATAGATTCAGAGCGTCTTTGTAATTCTTTAGCAATTTCATGGAAGACTTCTGTACCCATCAAAATTTCATTCATATAGTCTTTATTGCTCGGATTCTTTTGCCAAACGGTAATAAGTTTGCCAATCGTGTACATCGACTGTTCCATCCATTGAATCAAGTCTGGAGTAGATATCATCGAGACTCTCTTTTGAATCCGAGTCTGGGGCTGGTATCCAGCCTTTTTCTTCCGTAAAATCATCGTAAGTTACTTCCCGTGTCTGTAGTGCTCCGCTAAGAGCGCTCTCTTCATTTGTTGTTCCAGTCCATCGTCCCAAGACTAATGCCTTGTACCTAGGCAAGCGTACTATAAATGGCTTTGAAGTTCTAAAAGGGTCTTCAATTTCTTGAGTCCAACCACGCACAATAAACTTTGCGCCCCATTTATAGGGGAAGTTAGTAATTTGTACAAATGTTGGTCCGATGTTGTGTACCTTGGGCATTGCTACCTTTTCTTTGTAGTAGTCCGTTTCTTAGCCGCTTTCTTACGCTCTGCGTAGAAATTGCGCCCTCTTTTTTGTACCTGCACAGCACGAGCAATCCTATAAAGGTTCTCACGAACTTTAGGACTAACGTCGTTAGTATTTGCTGGACCACGAGGATGGTAGTCTAAAACTGAGTAAATATAAACACCTTTGGATTTGGTACTTTTAAAGGCTGACCATTCATTTGTATTAACTTCGTAATAATTATAAAAAGTACCATCTCTAAAAATAACAGTAAGTACTTGACGTGCTGAATCATAGCCAGCACCAACAGTACGTGGACGTTCTGGGTTAGAGGTTGAAGTAGGAACCATGCTAATAGGGGCAGGGGCTGTACCTTCATCTGCCTGTGGTCCTTTAATACCAGGAATAATTAATTCGCCTGTATCTTCATCTTCATCGTAGGACTGACGGTAAGAAGAGCGGTCTACTGGATTACCAGCAGCGTCAAAATAACCAAGACCTGTATCTATGCCTGTAGCAATTGCTTCTCCCGCTTGGTTACGGGATTGTGCTGTTCTAAAACTTTGTGGGTTGTAGTAACTGAGAATACTCTCATCGTTACTTAAATCAAGAAATTCATTAAATGAGCCCTTAGATGCTGCAGTTGGAACATTTGATAAAGGACTTGTAAGACCTACATTAAACAGGCCTGTCATCTGGGCTTTAGTGTAACCCAGCATTCTTCCTGCGCCAATTGCGCGTTGCAATTCCTGTGCAGACGGTTGGGCCATCTTGCGGCCGCCCGTTGACCCACCGCCTGCACGAGAAATTGGCATTTACTTAGATTAAGCCCAAGGAGTGATGGTGATTGCTGAACCTGCTGCAACACTTGATGTACCTGCTGCAACTGACTGAGCCTTGATTGTTCCAGAAACAGCGATTGCTGCGCCTGAAAGACCTGTCAATGAGAGTGCAGAAGTTGGAGTTGTTCCAACAACAAGTGTGTTAGCGGTTGTTGAGCCATCAACAATCCATGTTCCGTTAGCAGTTGCATCTACGCTTGAGATTGTAACCAACTGGCCTGCTGAGAAGCCGTGTGCAGTTGATGTCAATGAGAGTAGGTTTGAACCACTTGTACGTGAGGCTGCTGTTACTGTCTTTGAAGAGTTGGTTGCAGAACCAGCAACTGTAACAACGAGTTCAAGGTCTTGCAAAGTATCCTGTGCTGTAGCGGTGACTACACCGATAACGCTAGGAACTGTGACATACGCAGTTGGAGGGTTTCCACCATCTGTGTTGCCTTGAGTGTTAGGTGTGTAGAGAGGGTAGCCATTCCAGCCAGCCTCTGCAATGTTGTGTGAATCAAGAGCGTAGTTCAAGGTTGAACCGCCATTGGTTGTACGCACATCATTAGGTTGAAGTGGGAAGTTACCCCACACGAAATCTACTACGACGTTACCGCCATCATCGAGAAGATGACCGTCATTATTTGTAGCCATTTATATCCTTTCACAATCATGATTGTCGAGTTCAGTCTCTAGAAGTATTTCTTCGCAGTCGCGACATCTGAAGAAACGTACATTATCTAATCCAACGTGTAAGGAGTCCGAATGGTTTTCCTCGTATTCCATCTGAGGTTGGGCTAGAACTTCGGGTGGAAACGGTCCTCTAGGGCTGTGCGCTACCGATGGTACAGCATGACCCTGCTTGGCGAACTTGCGAATTAGGGGCATTTTATTTATCTGTTTTTTTAGCAGATTTCTTTTGAGCAGGTGCTTCTACTAGTGCATCAACTG